GCCCAGGATAAAGCTCTTATGTCATTCTTTTTAACAGTTATTTGCATTCTATGCAAGCCGTTTAATATGGTTACTATATCAAAAAATGCAAAAGCGCCTTTGGACATAGCTATTGGATATCGTCTTGCTTTTGGATCGAATAAAGACCACGCTTCAGCAACACCAGGCCACAAGATATAGCACCCAAAAATAGCAACAGCGTCACCATTAACGACCGAAACAACAGTATCACTAACCATAGACTGACGTATGATATTTTCTTTTCTAGCTTTATTCGACATTTGTTTAGATCCATACAACTCTTCCGCCTCAAAATTATCTAAATGATGTTTTTCAAACTGGACGTATTCGCAGTTCTTAACTTTAGGCATATAAGTGTCTAAATATTTCTTAAGAAAAAACATCGAAGTCCGTATTAACTACTGTTTGAGAAATAACACTGTTAGCACTTAGTCCACTCTTAGTCATACGCTTATGCTCACCACCTCCTAGCATCAGGTAACCAAAAGCATCGCCAATATGCGAGTGTTCGTTTTTATTAGGGCTGTCTTTAAATCGTTCATGGCCAGCGCCAACTGCTATACGCTTAAAATGGTAACCACCAGCTAATGACTTACGAATCATCTTGCAGTCGGTGTGTATAATTAGTCCAGGCTTACCAGCTATAAGTCGTTGCATTGGAGCTGCTGCTCCTTCACGCCTTACCATAAAGTTATTTGATGCCGTTGGCTGCGCTCTTAACCCTAGCGTCCTTAAGTAATCGAATGCCGTAACTTCATAGATTGCATCTCGCTGCATACCAGCAGGATCCCCCCAAACCAACACTTCTGCTTTTGGATACCTAGCATTAATCTCTGCTAACAGCTGCGTACCAAATCTTTCTAGTCCCATATCTTCAGTTACTATCTCATGTAGAACTATCCAACGTCCATTGGCCAATCGTTGCCCGATTGCGGCTGCTGGTGTTAAACCAAAGTCTAGGCCTATTTGTAATGGTTGCGTTGGATCGTACTCTACATCAGACGAACTCATCATCTGATCGTTGTATTCTGGCCATACTGGCCTACCTTCTTGTACATAAGTATATTTACCTTCAGCATAACAGCGTATCCAATCAAGATTTTTACCACCAAGCATTTGAGAATAATAACCTGATGGCAAGTTTGCTGTGTTTTCTGCTTTAGGGTTAAGCTTCCACCATCTACCACCTGCAAATATATGATCGTTTGCTTCTGGATTTTCTGGTAAATTTTCTGGCTCTACTTCAACAACACCGCCTGGTTGTTTAAAAAAATCCCACCCGTACTTCCCTGTAATTTTTTCTTTTTCGGACAGCCTAAACCACCAGTGGTCATCATCCATTGGGTTAGTATCTTGCCAAACACCATGCCAAGTAGGTCCGCCATCTTTTTTTGTTGGGTAACGGCCAACCCTATGAGTCAATCCATCGATAACGGCTTTAGGTAATTCCCTTGCTTCGTTTACCCAAGCTCCCGTTAGCTCAAGTGACAACAGTTTTCGTACATCTTTAGGTTGATCCAATGCTAAGAAAATAACTTCACAGTCAATCCCAGCAGCATCGCCCCTGGAGGGAAGGCGTATATGATGCGTTATGGGTGGAGTGTATAACATTGGACCAAAAGTGTTTTCAGGAAATAGCTCTTGCCATGTTTTAATTGTAGTGGTTTTTAATTCAGGGTATGAGTTCCTAACAATAACAAATCGTGTATAACGAATGCCATCTCTTGGGGAAGGCTTTTGTTTAACGGCCCTCATCATTACTTCAGCAGCGCAAGCATATGATTTGCCTGACCCAACTGGCCCCATCAACCCTCTAACAAACGCATCACTTTGTAGAAAGTCATAAACAACAGGAGATTTACTAAAGTCCAGGTCAATGCCTGGACCTTGTATAGCCTTTTTACTACGTTCTTTTTTATTGCTCATCGTCTATGTCTTTAAACTTCATCGTCATCAGACGTTTGAGTTCTTGGTTTTCAGAATATAGCGCATCAATAATCTCCATTACACGCGAGTTATTCATATTAGCCATCTTAAACTCTTCGCGCAATTGGTCAATCTGTAGTTTTACGTCCATGATCCTTCCTCCACTGTTTCCAAAGTTGTAGTGTGTGTATTGCTTTGTCTATATCTTCATCGCCATTGCCTTTAAGGTCAACACGAGTGACATACTTAATAACAGTATGCTGTATAGGATTGAGGTTGTTTGCCATTGAAAATTCCATTGGCTGTATTTTCATTTTAGTGTAATGATTACCACCTACCTGAGTGTCTTTAGGATTCATCGTTGTCAATTATGTCTGGCGCCTTTACGTTAATTCCAATTACGGATGGTTTATCAGACTGGTCAGTTGTATCAAGCATACCACTAGCCTTAGCAAGCAACCTTAATATGGCTGGCTTGTCATGAAACTCTATGTCAATAACCCTTCCGTCTGGAGTAAATCGAACTTTCTTTATTGCTTGTGCTGCATGAGCAGATATATCTGCACTGTTCTTAACAAATACCCCGTTCTCGTCCCAAGACATCACGTCCATCACTGTTGCATTAGCAATACATAGTAAGCTGTGTGCAACTGCCTCTCGATTAGCCGCTACAGTCGTGCTTCGCTCTAACTTCTTTTGCAAAGCACGCACTCCCCCGTAACCACTTAGCGACTCTATGGGTGTTTTATTTTTTTTCTCAGTCATTAGAAGGGTAAATCGTCTTCAAGTTCTGCGATGTTTTCCACAGACGCAGCCGCTGGCTGACTATTCTGTACTGGTGCGGATGTGTTGGATGTGGAGTTCTGTACTGCAGCACCAATTCTGACACGTCTGTAGGCCACTCCACTTTTAGAAATGTTGTCATATACGTCCAGCCAATGAGTAGTGCCATCTGGCAATAAGATGCGACCGCGCCAATCAGCGTGCCAATCTTCTTCTTTACGATCATTAGCAAAAACGCTACCTTCTCCTGGTTTTGGTTCATAATTATTTTCAGCCATGCTTATCTCCTAGTAATGTTATTATAACAGTTAATACAAATCCATCTTCTTGTTTTGCCTGAAACAGCTACTTTCCATTTACCGCCCTTCGTGTTTCTAAACCTATAACAACCAGAGCAAAATTTTTCAGTAGGAATCAGTATAGCATTTATATATCGTGATTGGTCACGCTTCATACCGCAATAATTTCTACTTCGCAGCTACCACCCTTAACAGGCAATCCTCTTTCTATGCGTAGAATGTCTACTTGTGAATCATCTACATAACAACCAGCCTTCATTAGTGCATCAAGTATGGCCTTTAAACAATTATCTAAGTCAAACAGTCTTTTACTACGTGGATGGATAATGACGTTTACTTCTAAACGGCTTTCACCAAACCACTGACTATTCTGATCGTACACAATTGCTTGTACTTCGTTACTAAAGTCTACCCCTGCCTTGCTGATAAACCTTCTTTTACCATTGCTGCGCCAATAAGTATTAACGCTTGGTGGGTAAGGTAACACTAATACTGCTCTATCCAAGACGATTAAGTCTTGCATGAATGTCTGCCTGGCCTTTAGCTAAATAAGCTTTGATAGCGTCATTAACAATAGCAGTTTTAGATTTTTCTAAATCGATCTTGGCCTGGTCTAACAACAAAACATTTGTTGGGGATAGCCGAACCAAAAATGGTTTAAAATCACTCATTACACTTCTCCTTCTAATGGTGGTAATTCAAGTTCAGTTAATGGAGGCAGTATCTCTGGCAACGTATTATCAAATACAATTTCTGGCAATGGTGCTGCTACCTCTTCTACGCTAGATGCAAATACAAAAGCATCCAATGTATCTATTAATGGTGGTAACACTGTTTCTTGTACTGGCAAAATAACAGGTAATTCTTCATGTACCGATGTCATAACTGCATTCATTGGTGAATCAGCATACCTTGGCGCTTGGTCATAAAATGCGGCAATTCCTACTAAAGTGCAAATGCCTGCTGCTGCTACTAATGATGTTTCTTTTTTGGTCATATTAAATCTCCTGAGTATTTAGTGTAAGGTTTCTTAGTCTTGCGACCAGGTGCTTTCTTTTTGCTTTTGTCTTTCATGTCGTTCATCTCCTTTTCATCTTTCAGTAATTGCATAATGTCTGATGCTTTGACTTCTCGCTTTGGGCCACTAGGAAACCCCTTAGTCATTTTCCAGTAGCCATCAGACCTCGTCCATCTATACTCTAGTCCTTTACCTTCATTGAACTCAGTACATATCATTTGATAAAAATCCTTTAACTCCATCATGTATCGTTATCACTCGCTTTTTCATATCCGTAGGTAAGTAAATATATTCTTCTAACAAACATCGAGACTCTACTTTGTCAGGTATATGTAACTCCATATATAAGTCTGCCTGATCGCAGTTAGCAAAATGACCTATGTACTGAAAGTTTGTTGGCATAGTCACAACTGATACTACTAAAACAAAGTGAGCTAACATATCTTTTCTCCTATGCTTAGTATATATCATTACTATATCGTGTCAAACAACTTGCAATTATAAAATTAGGCGAGTATACTTATTCTATCGGGGCCATTACCCAGCCCTCCCGTAGGTAGATAGCGACCAAGGGAATAAACGTGTTTAACTGCCAGGACTCCACTTCACTCTGGATCCGAGAAAGCAGGCATAATGTGAGAAGTTATGTTTACTAGATAAACGAGAGCTATCCTTCTTTTAAGAAGAACCCTGTTTTTTACGGGTTAGGTTGTATTGTCTCGAATTTATACCAATCAGTGGATACCAGTTGAGCTTCACCAGTTGAGCTGCACTAGCCTTTTTTATAAAAAAAAAAGAAAAGCACTCCCAGTTGAGCAAAAACAATAGGTAGGGATACCTAGCGGTTTAGCAAAACCTGGCCTTATAGACTGCTTCTTAAAAAACTAGCAAAAATTTGTGTATGAGACCCCACACTAAAGCGAGGGGGGTGAGGGGGGAAGGGTGTCCTTTTCTGGGCTAGCTGTATTATCGCGCGCGTTGACATAGATATCATGAAGACCTTGGCCCTGGTCGATCAATGTTAATAGTTTATGCTGGCCATGTACTGCAATGCACTTCTCTAGCTCCAGCAAATCACGCTCCGTTGACACACACTCAAACAAACTAGCTAATACATCCTTATCCGTTGCACTTGATTGTGCAATCTCCAGGGGTTTCCCTGGTCGATCTAACTCCTTGATCTTATTATCTATCTGCCTGGCTTTAATGTCCTGGTTATTTAGTCGCTCGATCTGCTCATTACTGATGGCCTGAACATCCTGGTCCGTTAGTTTGGATTCATAAATAATACGCCTGGTCGATCCTTTTAGGTTTTTATAGTGATTGTTATATTCTTTTACCAG